CTGTAATAAGCACACCCTCGCCTTGAATAGGAGCATCTGGGTCTTTTCCCTGTGCATCTTGATCTAATTTTGCCTTTTTTAACTGCAATTCGATCATTTTCAATTTCTTGTCAATTTTTGCTGATTTAGCATCTATAGCATTTTTAAGCATAGTTGATGCTACTTCAAAAACTCTGCTAGAATAGCGTGGCTCAACGTTCATGCCCAAATCCATTAAATCGTCATAGGCATCTGTAGCACGTTGGGCAAGGGCATCTAGTTCGCCGTCGCTGATATCTCCTAGACCTTTGACTTGCGGTAGTGCAGAAGCAATCTTATCAATTTCGCCTATTTCACGAAACAGATTATCTGCAGGCGCAGTAGCCTTAGGATCTAACTTTTTCTTTTTGGTTTCTGCTTTTACTATTTCCTGCGTTTCAGGCAAGTTAAGTAATTCTTCAAGTTTCTTAGTCATAATATTACTTATCGCTTTCCTTTATGGAAAATGTCATTTTCAGAAATTACTCTAAACAGAATACCTTGTTGTCCGCACCATGCTCTAGCGGCTTCCCACTTGGCCATGTTCTTAATATATGCGGCTTGATTAGTAGGGTTACGACCTACTTTTTCTCTAATTGCCTGTGCCGCAGGTTTTACTTCCCAAACTTCTGCATGTTGCTTGCCATTTTTATCAACATAATTTACAAAGAAATCAGGAACATAGATTGTGTGCTTTCCTGTTAAAGGACAACGATATGGAATTTTTACTGCTTCACTGGCCCACTTGGCAATGGCAGGGTTGTTATCGCACATGTTCATAACAGCCCATTCCCAACTACTGCGGTATGTAGGTGTTTTTCTTCCTATATACTTTTCGGGATTTTTTAAAATAAATTTGCCTTGTGCAAACTTTGTCATATTAATACGTTACGTTTCTCAAGGCTATCACTAGTGTCTTGCTGACGATAACCTAGTGTCGAATTCTTCTGTCTATTGTAGTTTAAAACTTCTGCCACAACGCTACTTAATTGTATTTCTGTAAGACCTTTTAATGTATCTAAAAGTCTAAATACTTCAACATCGTCAATTTTAGCCTGTTGCAATAATACAATGGCTGTTGAATTGCTGGCTAGATCATCAAATCCACGTTTTTTAAAAAATCCCACCACTGCATCTATTTCTCCTGCAGGAAAGGAAATTGCTTCGTTGAAATAGTTGTTAAAAAATAGTCTAACAGCCTGACCGCTGTCGGTGTTTTGTTCTACTGGTAAATTACTGTCTGCCATATTACGCCTTTATCTCTGCTACAACTTTTTGAGCCAACGCATTTAGTTTTGGATTTCTTCCGCTGGCCATTAAATTTTGTACTTGACTTTGTGCATTGGCACCTGGTGCAACAACACCTGCTGTTGTAGCCAATGTTACAAGACTATTTAATGCGCCAGGTGTAGTGTTAACAACATTTTGTTGACTGGCTGTTAATGATTGCGGTCCTACATTTTCTTTAGGAGCAAGAGCAGTTGTTGTTTGATTTTGTCCACGACCACTGTTCTTAGGAAATACTGTGTTAGCCACGCCACTTAAATTTAATCCTGTTGCCGCGCCTAGTGCATCTTTAACAAGACCAAATCCTTCTTGTCTAATACCTTCTTTAGTCAATTTCTTAGCATTGTTAATTGTGTTTGCACCTTTTACTAATGTTCCAAATAATGCAAACGGGTCTTTATAAGTGTCAGGATTACTTAGGTCTCCAAGAACATCTGACACGCCAGCAAGCACACCGCCTTGGCCAAACAAACTTCTTGAACCGCCACCTAAGATACTCAATGGGCTAGGCTGTTTATCATAATATTCGGTGCCAAATCCGGTAGGAATTCCTTGTTTCACTGCGCCAACTCCGTAGACAACACCTTCATAGATTATACTCATCTGATTTTGTGTAGTAGCGGCACCTTCGGCATATTGTAAATTATCGTGCTGAAAACTAACAATCTTGGGATTAATTAGTGTAAAACATTGATAAGTTCTGCGACTGAGTTGAAAAATTTGTATGCTGGTAAAGAACGGAACACTACTGCCGTTATCTAAACCAAATCTAAAGAAATTATCTTTACTGTAGGAATTACCTTGGTAAGCAGCCGGAGTTGCTGGATCACTGGAGCCTGTTCTACTTGCAGGTTTTCCTAAAAACTTTTTAAGTAAATTAACGCCTGCTCCAAGTACTCCGCCCAGTGCTAGTCCGCCAACATTACTACTACCCACATTAGGTATCGATCCTGCACTAGGACCGTGACTAGAATCAGCAAAATAGTAACCGTAATAACTTGACCACAAGTTTGTAGTTACGCCTAAATTGTCGTCATAGAATATTACATTAACTGGATCATATTCTATCTTAGTGTGTACTTGTTTTTTACGATTATACTGATAGGCAGTATCAGTTTGAATTTTAAACTTGGGAAGATCAACGCTCTTGACCAGCATATTCAATGCTGATGTGTTATTTGCAATGAAAGGAGATTTTCCTTTGACTACTGGATTTATATTAAACACTACATGATATAAAAACTTTTGCTTAGGAGCAAGTCTGTAGTTACTTTGTACGAATAATTTACTAGCGTGTTGGAAATCGCCAAGGTTACCTTTGGGTCTAGTTACACCTTGTCCTACGTTGCTGAGAAAGTTTTTAAAAAATTTGGCCATACTAATATTTATCCAGGTATTTTTTGTGCGTAGATAATAAAAAAGGCCGCCAAAGCGACCTTTTTGGGCTCCCGGGTAGTGTTTTTAAGCGCCGCCGCCAGTAGCCAATGTACCTAAAGCACGACCAACTGCTGTACCAACGCCAGTGCCTGTTGGGCTCTGGATAGCGTTGTCGTAACGAATTGTTAGTGCAACTGTTACTGGTTCGCTTGTAGCATAGTTTAGTGTGTTATAGTTAGCACCTTGTAGGTAGCAACCATAAACTTCCCATGTTTCAAGAACGTTAGGTGTATTAGCACCGTTACCACCGTCTAGGATTTCGATACGTGTTGTAAACTTGTAATCGATACCTGATGCGGCACTTGCTTGTTCGAAGAAGTCGAACTGCTTTTGTAGTTGCTCACCAACAAGTTTTTGTACTTGACCACTAGCATCGTCACGTAGGTTAACAGTGATGTTTTCCCATGTATGACGTCCTGCTAGACGTACTTTTGAGTTATAAACTGGAAGTTCAATATCTTCAAAAGTTAAGTTTGGTCTTGTGCAATCAATAACTTGTTTTGTTAATTCAGTTGTTGGAGTTGACACGCCAAAGTTCTCGAAAGAAACTCTGAATCTGTACTGCAACTTGGGCATTAACATGCCTTGTGCGCTTGCAGATTGGTCACTGGCCAACGGTACTGATAGTTTGCTTAGTGTTGAAATAGCCATTGTATGCTCTCCGTTATTCTTATTTATTCACTTATAGTCCAGCGATTTCGCCAGTGTTCTTCAAGCGTACTGGAATGTAAATGAACTCAACGGCCTTGACAGGTTCGATAGCAATATCAACATATAGTTCATTTCTATCAATTCTGTTAGGTGTGTTGTTGCTTTCATCACAGACTACCAAGAAGTCATACAGTGCTCTCTGACCAACTAGTTCTAGCAATAGACTTTCGACTTGTTGCTTGATCTCATCACGAGTGATTTTGTCGTTAGGTTCAAAGATGTATGGTTTTGCTAGTTTGTTCAACTGGCTACGTAGATAAATTACCAAACGTGCTACGTTGATTCTGTCTAATGCACTTGCATTGCGAGCGCGAGTCTTCTGACCAAAGTTAACTAGACCACTGCCTACAAAGAATGTAATTGGGTTAACTTTTACATTGTATAGTGTGTCACGTTGACCTTCGTTTAGAGCCACAGACTTAAATTCGCCTTCGCTAGTTAGATAACCAACTGCTGTTGCGTTAGTAATACCACCGCGACGTGTTCCTGCTGGTGCAAACCATGGGAAACTTACTTGGTCGCTTAGTGCAATCATACGCATAATCATGTGGCTTGGAGGGATAATAATATCGCGTCCAGCGTTGTCGCTTGTAAAGCCCCATGGATAGAAAACACCCAAGTATTCATCACTGCTTACAAGACCCTTTTCGTTGTCTTCTAATGCTAGTGCGGCGTTTGTGCCCCAGTTGTTAATTGTTGTAGCATCTGGTGTTAAACGTGCAGGTGTATCGCCAATTACGAATGCTGTTAAGCCACGATCGTTGTTTAGACTGATCATTTCGCCAATTAGTTCTGGATAACCTGGGCAAGCCAACAAGTTAAATCCGTTACGCTCTGTGTCACGAATTTCCTGATTGCTGTTTACCAATGCTTGTAAACTTTGTAGAACAACTTTACGCTGTGCAAAACGTCCAAATGAACCACTACCGTCTGCTTGATTGCCAGACTCTGTGACCCAACGATGTGGGTAGTATAGTTCCATGCTGTCGCCGCTTGTAGGTGCATCACCGTTGTCACTTTGACTTGCTTTGTAACGTAGGTTGTCATCTAAGTTGTTAATGTAGTTCTTCTTAAACTTCTTAACGTTGAAGCCACTGCGACGTAAGTTCCATAACAACATACCACGTGGATATAGTGCAGGATCTGGTGCGTCAAAGTCGATAAAGTTGCTGACCAACAACTCTTCAATACTTGCTGGATCTGCTGTTAGACCGTCTTCGTTCCAACGAGCATCGGCAAATAGAACACCGTTTTCTGTTGTTTGATCTGACTTGTCTAGCAATACCCAACGCTTGTTTGTATAGTCATAACGTTTAATTTGTGGATAGTTATCAATATCACTAGTGTCGATCCATAGATCGCCTTCTTCTAATACAGTACCATCGCTTTGTTCAGCAGGTTCACTGGCAGAAACAATTGGTCCTGTTGGGTTTGTAACACCTGCACCACGTCCGTGGTCGTAATTTCTATAACCAACCCATGTATTTCCGTTGTGTACCATAATGTCCACTTCGTCAACGACACTGCTGTACCATAGCGTACCATCAGCAACTAGTGTCTCTGGATTGTTATTACTGATATAATAACTTTGACGTACAACTGTTGCTGTGTCTGGAGTAATTGTCATTGGGATCCAATTACTTGCAACGTATTGGTATGTACCTTCACCGTTAACAACAGAACCTTCTTCACGTACTGTGTAGACGTTGCTGTTCTTGTCAAATTGTAGTTTTGTGCCTACAAATGCTGTACTGTCATCAAAGTCTGCAAAACGGATTTCGCCACCTGTTGTATGTGTAACAACTACTCTGTTTAGACTGTCAACGCTGGCAACAATGTTTGTAAATCCTGCACCGTTAATTGCACTCGCAATAGTCTCGCTGTCAGTTAAGTTACCAGCAACAGTTACTGGAACTGCTTTGCTGTTTAGAGTTGCGCTGCCAACGATGCTTTCACCAACTTGCATTGTATATGTACCTGCTGGTGTAATGCCTGCACTTGTAATTTCTTTACTGCGTAATACTGTTTCGCCTGTACGGAAACGACGTAGTACACGGAACTCTGCCTGTGGTTTTGCATACTGGTTAAAGTTAAATTCAACAAAAGCACTATTCAATGGAACATTAATACCGCCACCTGTTTTGTCAACTTCTGCAAGAGCGGCATGTGCATTTGCATAGATTGGTGATTCAACATTTTCCCATAGTTGTGTGTTACCGTTGTACTTCTTAACTCTCCAACGTGCTCCTGCATTTGGCTCTGTGGTCTTAATCCATACAGAACCTGTAGGACGTGGCTCAGAGTCACGAACTTTGTATGCTGGAACTTGTGTATGCTTAGAAATTTGTAGTTTTGGTGTATAGTAAACTTTAGCAGGATCGATACCTAATTCTAGTGGATCGCCTTGAACTAATGACCCGCCCAATTGGATACTGTCGCCTGAGTAGAAAATTTCTAACACGCCATTCGCGTATGTTGCACTGACACCGTCGATATCGTTGGTAATAGCGGCAGCAACATCACTTAGGTCTGTAGCAGTTGACATAGATGTTACTGGTAAAGAAGTAATTGCGCCGTCTAAGAAAATTTCTAAATCGTAGTCACCTGCTGTCCAACTTGCAGAACTGCTTAAAGGACTTGCTGTAATTGCTGGGTGGCTTGCTGTCCACTCTGGTGTACCAACTTTAACCCACACACCGTTGCGGTTTTTGTAATAAATTGATACTTCGTGGCTTGTTGATTGATCAACGTTAGAAATGTTATCTTCTTGCTCGCCTTCTGAAAGTGCGTTTGTACCAACTGCTACGGCATATTCACCGATACGTCCTACGCTTGGTTTAGGACCGTCTACAGTCAGTTGACTTGCTTCTAAGACAATTAGTGGAGTCTTTGCAACGAAACTTTGACCGTTACGTGTGCTTGCGGCAGCACCGTTCCATTCAAAAATACCCCATGCTGTTGTGCTTGTGTCTAACCAGAATGTACCATCTTGTGGTTCACCGCCTGGTGCTTCTGCTTGTGGCTCAAGTGCATTTAAATCAATGTCTGCACGAGCAATCAATACAGAGTTTGCCACGCCCAAGAAACTGTATGCGGCTTGTAGACCGTATTCATTTAGTTCCCCTGCATGGATTGGGTTGTTGTTATTATCAACGCGGAATGTTGGATCTCCGAACAAGTCTGCTAGTTCACGTTGACTTGTTACTGTATAAACTTTTCCAGCATTGGCAGCAAGTGTGCCCTGGGCTGTGCCAGTACCTGCGGCGTTTCTCTTGTTGGCTGCTGAAGCGACGATTACTAGAGGTCTAGTACCTGGTTCAGCAGGTGTGTAAAAACTTTCGTCGATTACAGAAACCTGTACGCCTGGTGAAGTTAAAGCCATTTTAGTGGTCTCCTTTATTACTCATAATATTTAGCGTATGATTGGTAAAATAGCCCGTTATAACAACTAGAAAAGGGCATGAAAAAGGGCGGTTGCTAAATATTGTATGCGTCCTTTATGTAAAACCTGCGATCAACGTCCTTGTGCTGTAAACTACTACAAGGAAAACAAAGTATACTACAGGAGTCAGTGTGACACTTGTGCCAGAGGAGCCACACCTAAAAGACCTAGATGGTACCAACTAGGCTATAGGCAAAAAGACTTTTGCGAAAAGTGTGGATTTAAAAGCAAAAACGTTGAAGTGTTCAACGTGTTTCACATAGACGGCAACTTAGATAATTGCCGTCCTGGCAATCTCAAGACAGTGTGTGCAAACTGCCAGAGAACTCTCCATCGCGAAGGAGTTCGTTGGCGCCAAGGTGATCTGACACCAGATTTTTAACGTGCTGATATAAGTCATCGATGCTTCCGTTATTGTCTAGTTCTGCATCAAACTTTGTACCTACCCATGCAGTTTCGCTGGCATGAATACCTGCTTGTTCTAATCTTGCTTTACTAGTAGACCAAGTCATATTTCCCCATTCTCCAGCATTAGCACTTACAGCCCAATCATACCATTCGGGCAGTTCACCACGTTTAACCCAGACAATTTTTCCACCTGCTTTGCGAATACTGGCAATTTCGTTAGGGAAACGGCAGTCGCTGATAACAACGTTATCTTTACTGTTACGGAGTTTATTTTCTAGGCTGGCAATCCAGATATCATCGTGAAACCCTCTACGGCACACTTCTGTACCCCATAATTGTAGCATTAATCTAGGGGTTAAATTAGGCATGTTTAAGCGTTCTGCCCACCAAGGATCTACTTGTTCTCGCCATTCACGGGCTTGTGCTGTACGGCCTTCTAGCATGGTTCTGTCCCAGCCAAATACTTGACTCACAGCATCTTTTAGAGTGTTAGCAAAACTTTCTCTACGAAATCCGTGAAAGTTAACTAGATAGTCTGCAACTGTATCTTTGCCTGAACCAATAAACCCGCATACGCCAATAATCATAAGAAACCCCCGTAATAACTGTAGTATATAACAGTTAGAGTACAGGGGTCAATTATTTGTTAGCCAATAATGAATGTGTAGCCACGTCCGCCAGCAACTTGTGTTGCCAACTCAGTTTCTAAACGTTCAATTTCCGCTGTTGCTTCTGATTTTAGTGTAGCACCGTTTAGTGCTGTGCCGCCTTGTGGGCCAGCAATTTGTGCGAATTTTTCACGGGCTTGTCCTAGCATTAGTTTGCAGTTTGCCAGTGTGTAGTCTTTGATCCACTGTTGTGCTTGGTAATCATTTAAGATACCAATGTCTGGACGGTAGTTATAGCACAATAATAGTAGTTCTTCGTCCGAGTTTCGTGGACGCTGTAAAAGTGTCAATTTGTGTGATTGGCTATGCCACTTGAATTCGATGTAACTACCAAACATACGACCAACCATTTCTTGATACTGAGCAAATAGTTCGTAGGTTGCAATACCGCCCATGTTACTGCTGGACAACAAGTATGTGTTTGTGTAGGCTAGGTTAAATGGTTCAAATATTGTACCACCTTGTCCTGAACCGGTTCTAGAACCAATACTACGGCGGAATATTTGACGTACTTCTATAACCTCTTTAGGGAGTATGTATGTGTTCTGATCCTGTACAGTAGTTAAGAACATGTAACTTTCTTCTACTGAACTATCACCTCTCTGTCTGTATTTTCCTAGAGCACGATCTAAAGCAGTTTCATAATGTTTAGGATCTAGTTCAACATCAATCATGCCATCGCCTAGCATGTTGCGGCAGTAGTCGTAGACTGCTGTTTTTGCTTGTTGTAGTTCGTTGATTTCTGTAGTTGGCATAATACTATTATTTACCGTTTCTTAAAGTTAAAGGCCACACTAATTCTAACCTGCTCACTGGTATTAGGCCTTACCCTATGTTCTAAACTACCAGGAAATACTAATAAATCGCCTGCTCGAGGGCTTTCTGTCCAATATGCTCCACCCTGCTTAAACTCTATGTCACCTCCGGGTACCTGTACATACAGCACACCAACTTTTGGCCAACGACTGTGAGCGTGCCAACCTGTGTGTTCGCCCGGGGTGTTTACATTAAACCACCACGAATCTATTGGGCCTTCCTGTGCTTCCACAGCCCTATAAACACTTTCAAACCAAGGAAAAGGCTGGCCAGTATAAGGTCTACTCTGCCAGCCTCTTGTGCCTCTATCTCTAGGATCTAGTTCACGCTGTAGTAATATCTGTTCAGCAAGATCTCTAGACAGGTTTATCATCACACATTATCTATTGCCCAGTACGGACTACCACCATAGTTTAGATAACTAGAGCCATCAAAGTATAAACTGCCGCCCAGTGTTGGCTGTGTAAATGTGCCTTCACCACTGTCCATAACGCCACTGGTTATAGACAATACTATGTTTCGATTAGTTTCATTGGGATTAGTAGCCGAAACCACTGTTGCTGTATAGTTGGCCGACACAAATGTCCAGCCTGCTTGTACATTTTCTATACTTGAGTTAGTAATTCTGTTAACATATATCGTAAGTACTCCGTCATTCCAAGCATCACCAGTAATAGTAACAGGACTGGCCGCAGTAAATGGTGTGTCGCTGCTCCAAGCCACTGTACCTGTTTCTGATCCTATTGCTGTTCCAGCACTATTATAGAATTTACTTTCATCATTTAATGCGGGCAGTAGGAACACTGAACCCGTGGCGAGTTGTAAAGGTGTTGTTGGCGGTGTGAAACCACCAGGATTAGTATATTTGGCCACACCCTTCATAATGTGTAGATTGGTGATGTAGCCCTTGTAAGTACCAGCAGCCAACTCACCGGTGCCCACATATAATGGTACATCGGTTCCGGTTATTAGTTCGGTGCTGGTAATGTTCGGAGTGTATTGTGTGCCGTTGATGTAGCCACGGACTACACCGTTACTACGCACATAGGCTATATGACGCCATCCTGCTCCAATGTGACTCTGTACAGTATTGTTTATAGAATTATTATTGACCCAAAAATAGTCACTGAGACCACCTTCATAACTTATGGCCAACTGTTGTGTGGTATATAAACCCACTGACCAAGGACGAGGATTGTTGCTGTTATTCTCAACCTTCTGCCACCATTCGATGGTAAAGTCTGCTGGAGGTGTAGGAGGAGGAGGAGGCTCACTCCCTCCTACGTTTCTTGCTAATATGATCTGTGATATAGGCATATGAGTTCCTTAATTTGGGATAACATTACCAGAGATCACCCACTGTTCTGGACCAATCTTCAGTAGTGTGACCATACCGTAGTTCTGTATAGCATACCAACTGTTGTTGCCTTCACCTGCCAACATCACACTGATTGAGCCGCCTTCTGGACCAATACCAATAGTACTACTGGTAGTGTTGACAACGGTAATCACAGAACCTACAGGGAATGGCACACGGCTGTTGTAGGGGATTATGATGCTGTCATTGGCTACATCACACAGAATGTGATGTCCGCGATCTTTCAATCCCAACATATATCTCTGACCAAAATATCTGCGTTGTGGAATGTCTGTGGCTGAAGTAGTTTGTTTAGAACCATCAGCAAACACAATGCTACCACCGTCGGTGTCGTGAATAGTTTCAATGGTCAAGTCTGGATACCAACTATCAACATAGAAAGTGCCTGTGCCTGTGGTCACTGCTGTCGCAGTACCGACTGTAGGTGCCACTTCTGGAGCACCGGTATACCCAATACTAGTGTCAATTGTGTTAATCGAGTAGTTAACGTTGGTTATACCTGTGCTGAGAAAGTTGCTGGTTTCGGAATTAACATCTTGATAACTGAATGATCCGTACTCACCTGTGCCCGAGCCGTCTATTGGCAGTCTAACTACCAACGCCGAGTCGTAGTTGTCAGTGTCAAAATACCCACCGATGTAGAAACTGTGGCCGTCTGTACACAGTCCACGAGGTGTAGCCAACCAGGTATCGTCATTCGATGTAGCCGATAGCCAACGCTTGTAGACTGTTTCTCCGCTGGCTGTCAACTGGAATACTTTTATAGCATCATCATCAATTTCACTGTGATATTGTTCTGCGACTACCATTAGATTACCGTTGGCTGTACGGGCAATACAGGCATCGTCACCGCCTTGAGTTTTACGCTGCCACTTGACTGTGCCTGTAGTGTCTAATTTGGTAATCACTGTGTCGCCATCGTCACTGCTGTCGTGTACCGCATAGATGTCTGTGCCAATAGTAATAACACTTTGAGCACGACAATGATCACCGGCTTCGTTGAGTTGTCTAACCCACTGTAGTGCTCCACTGCTGTTGAATTGGAAGACTAGGGCAAGATCTCGGAAATTGCCTGTGTTTAATTCGCCATAGCCTTGACCCACTGCGATAATGTTGTCACTGCTGTCTACTGCTACAGCATAGATTCTGTCATCATAGTCAACGTTGGTGTTGAAAGTACGCTGCCAAGTAGGAGTGACTAGGAGTCCTTCCATACTCATTGGATAGGTAAGGCTCCACGAACCTGTGCCACCGAAGTCAACCTGTGTGGTTGTGTCAAGTTTCCAAATTGTGGTCTGTCCAGTTCCTGTAAATTCGTGTGCGAGTTGGACTGCTCCGTTGTTAACATTAACTCTAACTGTTAGATCGTTTGCGGGGCTTGTGCCTCCTAGACTTGTGCCTGAGATGACAATGATATCGTTTTCCACATAGTTTGATCCGCCAGCAGTGACAGTATAACCCCAATAGTTAGAATAGTTATTACTATCTCTTGCTGGTTCAAATGTCATTGTGAATCCTGAACCTGTGTTGTGAGCAGTTCCAGATAGTCCTGTAAACTGTGTTGGTCCACTAACAGCAAACGACACTGAGTCTGGAACAAATTCAATGCCCGCTCCTGGCCCAGATGTCCAGGTAATAGTATAACTAGAATATGTTGGGTCTGTCACTAACTCTTGAGATGTTCTTGTACCAATAGTTCCTACGTAAGTGTTAGCACCTGATGTGAAAGTTACTTCTGTTCCTGTAGGTAAATTCTGTGTTGCTGTTGCCGCGGCGGTATTGGTCCAACCACTATATCTTTGGAAGGACACAGATGATGGTGCTTGCATTGCCACTAACCCTTCCGAGCCAGCGGTATTAGGATAATCAACTCCTCCGGTAAGATTGTAAGTTGTTGACCCGGCTGCGGCTGGTGTTCCTGTGTTGCTTACAGTACTGATAACACCACCTTCTGATACAGATTCTACTGTAATAATACAATCATTGGTGCTGTCCACTCCGCCCAGTGCTGAACCTAAGACTTTAATCTTATGTCCTGCTAGATAGTTTGTGCCGCCGCTGGTAACTAGTACAGAGTAAGAACCTGGAGTTGTAATACTAACATTGGCAGTTACAGCCAATGTTTCTCCTACTCTGCTTTCTAAATTAAACAAGTCAGTGCTAGGTCCAACTCTATAACTATAAGTTCCGTCGCCGTTGTCTTCAGGTGGTAACGATGCTGTAACTCCTCCTACAGTAAATGATTGAGATGTTACTGTATCTCCATTTATCGTACCGTCACTGGCCACTGTAAACCCAGAATATGTACCAGGAGTTAATCGCACAATGGTAGTATAGTTAGTAGAGCCCGAAACTCTGTTAACGCTTACTCTGGCTAAAATAGAACCAGAAACTGATCCATACGCTGACACAGGTTCAATCGCTGGTGCAAATCCAAAATAATCAATAATGATTCCTAGATCAACCGATGTTGTACCTACAGTAATACTTCCAAGCGATGTGTCAACTAGACTACTAGAACTTTCAGTTTTGTCTATGGTAAACTCCGCACCTGTGCCTGTTCGAGTTGTACCAGTCAATCCTGTATAACGATCTATATAGGCAATGTTCTCAAACGGGCTAATGTCTGTGCCACCAATCTGCCAACTGGTAGTTGGGGCTGCAGGAAGGGCATTTCTCAATACACGAATCACGCCTGTAGTGCTACCTGTCTGTGGTGTAACAGGTAGTTCAGCACTGAAGTCACCGTTCTTTTCACCGCCTAGTACGTAAGTATCAGTGCTGGTCCAAGCCATATCTAGTAGACGAACATCGTCGTTGCTGTCGCTGAACTTTTGATGATCTAGGATACGTCCAGTATCTTGATCTAGGGTGACTAAAATAGTGTAGGTGTACTCACCGTACATTTCGGCCAGGACCATAAGATTCCCACTGTCAGGATTCATACTTAGGGCATTGACACGACCATTGTCACCATTCCCGTCTTGTTGGATGATGACGCCCCACATTCTGTCGCCTGTGGGAGAGATTTTTGTCACAAATGGTTGACTAGTATCGCCATCTTGTCCGCCAACATAAAGATAACCTTGCGTGTCTACTGCGGTAGCACGACCTACAATGTTATCGTTATTATTCAAACTAGTACCAATGGCCATTAAATAACCTACTTGACTTTGTGTTAGTTTAATATCCCCGTCATTAGGAATAGTCAATGTGCCATCAGCACCAAATGTATATGAGTAGGTTTCGCTCTTGACGATGTTGTTGGCTATGCGAGCATCAGCGTCTGCTGTGACCAAGGAATCCTCTGCTAGTATAGTTTCGGAGTAGTCGGCGACAATCAATGAACTGTTGACAGCCTCGTGTGTGACAAAACGACCTGGCACACGGCTTTCTGTAAACGACAGATTGCCAATGGTCAATTCTGTACCATCTGTGGGCAACTGTACTACAAAGTAATCTCTTTCATCGTCTGCTGTTTCACTGCTTTCAGCACCGCCGGCGTTGTTGGTGCTGAATCCATAGCCGTCTACAGCAAACTTGTTGCCAAATACTGCCACTGCCTGTCCACGGTCAAAGTCGCTGGGTTCTTCGTTCAAGTTTACAACATCTACATAGCGTTGCCAAATCACAGCACCCAGAGTGTTGTAGCGAGCCACGATCTGTTTACTGCTACGATATTGTTCTTGTATAACTTCTGTTGCTTCTAAAAAGTTACCATCAGTCTTGTTCTCATAGGTAGTTGAAGATAAGTAAACATCACCCACATCAGTGGCTGTGAGGCCTACAATAAAGCCGCCGCAGGGTCCAGGACCAATTCTGCGTGTCCACTGTACCACACCACTGGAGTTTAGTTTAGTCAGTATGGCTGCGGATTTAGTAACGGTACCGTCTTCAGCGTTAACTGTTTTGACTTCATAACTGCCCACGGCATAGATATTGCCCTGTGCGTCTGAAGCACAGTCACCGCCACCCATATTGTAACCATCTGGGGCTTCTAAAGTCTTTGACCATACACGATTGAGATCCTGGTCTAGTTTCTCAATGAACATCTTATCTATATTAGGTTCGACATCATAGTAGTAGCCTGTGACGAACACATTTTCGTCACCGTCAACATCAATGCCAGTGACTACTGTAAATTGAAGACTTTCCAGTTCCAGTGTTTTCTTTAACAATACTGAACCATCTGTGCCGCTGATTTCCAAGACCAACACACTCTGTGGAGGACCGCCGCCATCAGCCGCTTGTGCCACTAATGCTAGTGTGGTCGCACTCTTTTCTTCAATAAAAGCACTATAGACTGGTAATGGTCCAATGTCATAACTCTTCTTCCACAGTATGTCGCCTGTGGTGCCGAACTTGATCACTGTGATTTCAGGATCTCCATCGCTGACAGTGATGTAAGCACGATCACTGCTGTCTATGGCTAGACTGTTAGGGTCAACTTGCGTAAATGACTTTTGCCAGGCCACAGCACCAGCGGCTGTGTACTTGGTAATAACCGTGATTGAATCTTGAGCCTCATTGGTCTTGGTCAATGCGTATAAGTTGCCTTGGCTGTCATAACGCAGGCCACGCGGTTGTGTGTCAAACCCATCTCTACGCTGTGTGGCAATCCAATGCTCAGTGTTGCCTGCTGTAACTACTACTGAACCGTCGTCTGTGAGTGTATCACCACCTGCGTGTTCTAGATCAGCCCAAGCAGTGACGCCGTCACCGTATTTGATCTTGCCAGTGTCAGTTTCTAATCCTGGCTCACCCGCGGCTAAGATTGGATTTTCTGCGGTCCAGTTGGCCGCTGTGTCACGGCGTAGTTTGATTCTTGTTGTCATCGTTTATGCTCCATTGCCACCGTCTAGGGTGTTATCAAAAGTTTCTGTGTCAGCGAACCCGCCAACTGCTGTATAAAATGCTCGGCCTGACTGTGTAGGAACAGCGTTAGACCAATGTGTGCCCTGCCATTCGTAGGTCACACCGTTGTCTGCTAGGTATTCTTGCCCTAGTGTGGGCGATGTTGGAAATGTTATTGCCATTTTAGTGTCCTATTCATATTTATCGGTTTTATACTGTGCCATACAATGCTACCCAACTGCCCTCATTCGGAGAATAGATAAATTCTGCTGGCCCACTACTAACAGTGACTTGTAGGGCACCGTTAACAGTCAGTGTACAGTTGGTAGAGATGTTTATAATAACTAATCTCTGTCCTGGTGTACCCGCCGACAAGTTTACATTGTGCGTGTCTGATCCTGAATAACCGTCTGCTGCCTTACAATATAACAAGTTGAAGGTAATATTATTCAGGGTCAAATCTGTGTTAAGACCGGTAAATTCGTGTACATACTCGCCCTGTGGGACTATCACGCTGTTACCGTTGCTATACTTGATATCACCGCCCGCCGGCAATGTTAGATCACCATTGTCGTCATCAAACACCCATCGATTCATTGGAGTGCCCAGTGTCAGTGTGCCTCCAGCCGCCGGTGATATACCAAATCCGCCAGACGTTGAAATGACATTACCGCCAGGAAGTGTAAGTCCGCCAACATTGTCAAATATCCAGTTTTTCGCACTTTCGATCGAATTGGTAACAATAGCGAAACCTAATTCACTGGTTACTACTAGACCTGGTTCGTCTTCTACTATTCTATAGTCAGACTGCCCTGGGAACTTCAAACTACCATCGCCTAAGAAATTCCACTTGTGTTCAGTTACTCCGTCTGTGCGATCAAATGCTGTAATAGATAATCCACTGACTGTTGAACTTTGCCACTCAAGACTGATCTTTCCACGCTCTCTGTCGAGATTGCTGCCATCGTCCGGATTGCCTGTGTAGGCACGAAGTAATTCTACTTCTTCAATAGCAGTAGGAATATTATGCCAACGCATACTGGTTGTGCCGCCACTGCCATCGCAGTCTTTGATCCATCTACCGGTGCGTGGTATTATAAGGTCATTGGATATCAGCAAATCACCGTTGGCATTTAGCACAACTTCTTTACTGCCGTTGACTAACTTGTTAGTGTATGCTGATGTTAAGGTCGAGGCATCTGGGAATGTGATTGAGTTAACATCGATGTCAGTGTCTGGCGGTGCTAATACTGTAGGACTAGCATCAACCCACTGGTCATTGTACTTGATGTACATACGGGCTTCTTCAGTGTTGAACCATAGTTGTCCGTTGCTGGCACTAGGGGCAGAATTACTGCGTGGAACGCTTGGCGATACTTCTCCGCCAGTGTAGGCTGTAGTCTGTACTGTGTTATCTGGGAACGTAATACTGCCGTCTGTGCCAAACGTCCAGGCCTGATTGTTTGCTACAACTCCAACATTGCCCTGTTCTTGAACAATTCGTAGTGGATTAGAACTGTTGCCTGCTGGGATTTCTATCCAGGCTGTTTCTGCTTCTTCAGTCCAAAAACTAAAATTGCTGATAACAACTGATCCGCCTTGACTGTTGTAAATTCCTGCCGCCGTACCACCTGTGTCAAATGATATGTTGCCAGTGTTAGCGTTGCCACCTAACACTGAATTACCATTGCTGTCAACAATATCGCCGCCTGCCGGTAGTGTTAGGTTACCGGTATCGTCAAATATCCAGTCGCTTGTTGAATTATGAAGTGTAATACTGCCAGGAGTACTAATTTCAGTATCACCCCCGCCATTCGTAGTTGTTATTGTTGCCAATCCTCCCGGCAATGCTAAATCACCGGGCAAATTCAATGTACCATCTGTACCAAACAACCATTTGTGAGTATTCTCACTGTCAGTGATATTGGACCAAATGCCTACACCATAGGAACCTTCTATGCGAGTTGGATTGTTACTACCGTTGTTTTGAGGCTTTAATACCAACCTGCTTTCACCGTCACCACCGGTTTCATATGTTTCAATATAGATATCTGTGCCACTGTTTACACTTAATACATTGCTATCGATAGTAAACGAACCTAAATCAGCACTACCGCCGGGAATAGTAACTGTAGTAACGTCATCTATTTTGTTAACAGTAACACCTGCTCCAGCAAATGCCAGTGTACTAACATCTTGTACTTCGTAGTCTTCTGGAGTAATAATTGTAAGCGGTGTACCGCCGCCGAATATATCTTCGTACTCTGTATCTTCTGCTTTTATTTCTACACGGAAAGGAATCTGTACCCAATCACTTGTGTTAAAATTATCAATAGCACCGGAAACATTAGTAGCATACATGTTATTGTTGCGAGCATAGTCTGCTTCAGACTTAATCCACCCGCTACCACCGTTGCTAACATTAATCTCATCAATCTTATTGCCGTCTTTTTGTACGGTATAAGTTGCTGGTACATAGTTAGAATTAAGGACAATGAGTCCTGCCAATGCTTGATAACGTGTAGCATCAATAACTGTAACTGCGCCTGTAATAGTTGGGTTACTGCCCCAATCGTCCTCATCATCTACTTCTTCTGCATAGTAGCCTGTGGCACGAGTTAATCCTGGTAGAACTAAACTACCAGTTGCTGATTCTGTGATAACGTTACTACCAATATAAACAGATCCTGGACCGACATAAACGTGGCGGAATCTATTTGTTGGGCTACCTAAGTCTTGTAGAATATCTGAGTTAGGAATAAAGTCGCCGGTGGTGTTCATTGTAATATTATGAACACCGTTAACTATGGACGAAGAAGGTATGCCTACAACGGCCCATTCAAAAGAATCACTGCTAACTTGTACGGTATCTCCAGGATTTAATGTTGCTACAACTGCTCCTAAAGAATCAGTCAGTGTAACAACAGATACAGTATTGCCGTTTTTTATTGTAAAGATTGTACTGGCCCAATCACTAAAACTTGGTAATTTTATTTCTACGTTTGTAAGAGAATTTGTATAGATATAAGTTGATAAGATAGGTATTAAACTCAGATCTAACACGCCAGCAGTATCTAAACCAGAGACATCCCATAAGGTTGGTTCTATATAAGCAGTTGTTTGTATAGAAGCATCTGGGAATGTTATACTGCTAACACTAGGGTCTGACGTAAATGCTGTGTTTTGTATCGAAGCATCGGGAAATGTTATACTGCCATCGGTGTTAAATGACCAAGATTTTTCAAATCCAGTGCCATATGCAGTTTTTACTCTAAGACCGCCACCAACATCTAAAGCAGAATCTGCAGTTGGATTTAATGTTAGTACGGATTCTCTATTACCACCGCTCTGTGTGGTTTGAAGAGTCATTGCACTACCAGGTTGTAAACTAGCGGTATCGGCATTAAATGTAAAATTACCGGTACTAATAGTACTGCCACCCGGTATATCTAATGTTACAGCATTGCCTACTGAACTTGCAGTAACGCCTGCACCGGTAAAGACTAATGTAGCAACATTTTGTATTTCAATGTCGTCAGGAGTAATGACAGATAAATTTAAACTATCTGCTCCTGGGTCGCCCTGTGGGCCTTGGGCACCAATTAAACTTGCAAGCCAAGCGGTTTCGTTGCCGACAAATCCGTTGGCTACTGCTATTTCGTATGCACTTGCGCCGTCTGCGCCCGGATCTCCCTGTGGTCCCGGATCTCCCTGTGGTCCAATTTCACCTTGCGGTCCTTGCGGTCCTTCGCTGCCAGCAATACCTTGCGGTCCTTGCGGTCCTGTATCTCCTTGCGGTCCTGTTGGGCCGGTTGCACCAGTCGGTCCTGGATCGCCTTGTGGACCAACGATTGGTCCAACATCGTCCCATTGCGCTTGATCTAAGTTCCAAATCCACAG